ATAAAAGAACGACACAATATATATTGTGTAGGATTACACGCACCCCCGGGTTTAGCTCAGTTGGCAGAGCAATCGACTGTAGTGGTTCTCACATAGAAGTTATCGATAGGTCGCCTGTTCAAATCAGGCAATCCGGAAAATTTATTATATTATTTGTAATATAATCAATTAAAACTCGTGTTCATACAAAAAACGATATGACAGTGAAGTTCATATTCAATGCATTCAGTTTTTTATTTTTAGGTTTAGTTTATATCCTAGCAAGTGGTCTGGTAGATTTGTTTTTAACATAATAATGTCTTTTATATCACGTATTTTAATAGTAGGTTTTACGATACTAAAATTAGGAGCATAATCGTCAGACATCTTATATGGGTTAGATCGTATAAATATATAATCATCTGTCTCTGTATTTCCGCCCAATATTATATAAGTTGTTTGTAATTTCATCGTACTATAAGGTACTTTTGAGAAAAGAACTACTGGTAAATTTAAATGATGACATATAACCCACAAATCTAGTTGTGTAATGATATAGTTATCGTTCATAATCATTGTTTCAAATGAGAGTTGATTTTTTCGTATCTTTTCAATAAAGTTTTTTTTGAATTGCTTTGCCAATATTGTGTGGATACTGGGCTGCAACGTCTGCAATTTCATTAATTCATCGTAAGCTTTATATAAGATTTTTTTGATTCCATGAATATTCTCTTCAATATTTGCATGAAGTTTTAATACATAAGCTATAATATAATAGCTACATAAAGGTGTATTTTTCAAAATGATCTCCTCATATTCATTGGAAAATAATTTGTTCCAATTATCTTTCTTATTTATTTTTACAGTTTTTGATATGCATTCTTTATCAAAATTTTCCCATGAACTAATGTCAATATCATCATTCTGTTGTTCTAATGAGATTCGTTTAGCAAATAATTTATTGTTCATTGGCTGTGCAAGTTCATATGGTATATTTTCTATATATGTATTATTTAATTTATATGAAATGTCATCAAAGTAATTACCAGTAACGTGGGTGTTTAATAACAGCAGTTCATTTGGTTTCAGATCATAATTTAAATTTTCTAGTTTTAAATAAGAAGAATCTAAGATGTATCGTCTTACACGGGAATAACGTATTAATTCATCACTTATGCGGTAATAATATAACTGTTCATTATCCTCGTTAGTAATAAGATTTGCACTTGGGATGCATAATTCATTATCTTTCATTAAACATAGCCCATTTTTATTTTCCCAATCAATGTCGTTATTTTCATCTAGATTGTTTAAGATATCTTCAGATACTTCAACAAAATTAACAGAATCCCCAAGAATTGCTTTTATGAGTTGTAGTGCTTTTTCTAGCTTTATTGAATATACGTATTGGTTTGTATTGGACAATACTTCCAGTTGTGTAACATATTCTTGGTTCATTAAATTGGAGATTTCATCCCGTAATTTCTCACGGAATTGTCTGTAAAATTTCGTTTCAAGTTTAATATTGCGCACAGTTTGTCTTCTAATTTCATCTACTTCGTAAGTAGTAGTAATAATATTGTCAGCATTATAATAATTTCCATACCCAATTGTTTCTATTGTTTTCAACCCGTCCTCCCGTAAATTTTGTTCCGGTTTATTGATGGATATAAACTGGTTTGTTTCAGTAATGAACCCAACAATCAATCCGTCTTCTTCCACTTTCACAAGAGGTTTGCAGAATATTTGTTGATTGGATTTGGTATAAATGGAATTAAGCATAGTTAATGTTGTGGAATAATCCAACCATTCAATCTCATCTGCATATATTGCATCTAGGGAATCTAATTTGCTTGAAGGTGCCGTAGGCAAATATAAATGTTTTGTACTCTCTTGTGTATCCGATACCATAAAACCGATTATTTTTCCTCTATAATTAAGAACCTGTTTATGAATAATAACATTGATAGAGTCTAATAATTCCTTGATTTGTATCGCAGATATATTATTCTTATAAATATATGTTTTCGGTTTATCCGCGGGTTTGCAATAATTTGAGATAGAGTTTTCTATATTTTTCATAACTGATGTTAAGTTAGGAGGTGTATTTTCGTTGTAAAATATTTTGATTGCATTTAATTTATTAGAAGCTTTTTCGTTTCTAGTATTTCCATATATATAAATTGGTTCATAAAAGTAGCCATGTTTTAATAATAAGATTGTTCCTTTATTGGAATCATACAACGTGTCAGAATAAGAATTCGTAGGGCAAATTAATGAAATATTATCACGGATATCGTTGTCTTCTATTTCCATGATGACTATATTAATGCCTTTTTCAAATAAACCTTTTGATGGCGAACTTATTATATCCCATAAAATAGTGTGATCAATGATTGAATCGTCGTCCTTCAAAAATTCTAAAAACTTTTCGTATGAAGAAATTGTAAATTTCAAAAAGTTATTTTGTGATTGGTTGCTCAAGTCAATGCTTTTATAAAACAATGTATTTCTGTATTTTTCAACATCAATGTCCGTAATATTAATTCGCTTCGGTTGGAATAAAGACACTAATGAACCGTTATGTGCTTTCAAGTATAAATCTAAGGATATGTTTTGAGAAATTATTTCCCGCATTTCTTTAATAGAGGGAACATTTATGTCGTGGTGAAAAGTGTATATATCAGCGATGCATGCAATAAAAGATTGTTTGCTTGATTTTTCTACACCATAACGCAATAGAGGTGTTTCACCTTTGCGTATATAGGTAGAGTTAGATTTATCAGTAGAAGCGCTGTTATTAGTATGTAAAAACAATTCTACAGATATTGGTAAAAAACCCCATCTATGTTGTTGTACAGGCGTGCGTTCAATGCTGAGTACATTCAAATAGTTTCTAGAAATAGTAGTTTTGTCACTTTTTTCGCCTGTAATAAAATCCTTATTCCCATAATGTATATCTTCTTCGTTAATTCCTAACTCTTCTCTTCTTGTATTTTGTTTTGTACTAAATGGATTTCTAAAGCAACATGGTATTCCAATGTTGTCAGCTGACTTTGATTTGTCTAAAAATCCTGGATTATAATGTGTATAATTGCCTTCACTATCAGTATGTTGTCTATCATCAGTAAATTCGTATATATAATGTCCAGGTGGAGCTTTTGTTCTTTCGCGTTGTGGTATGATCTTACCGCCACATTCGCCATTTTTTACTTGTTCTTCAGTCATCGGTTTATTTGTTTTTAAACACCAATAACGCGGACACATATACCAATGTGGTTTATTTGGGTTTGTTCCATATTTAATTGCAATCCCGTATGCAGATTTTGCTTCAGGATCTTGATCAATGAGTTGTTTTTCTTCTTCTGTTAAAATGACAGGCTGCCGATTAGACTGAGCTGGGCATATTCTAGCATATTCTCCATCAGAATCTTCTTTAAATAAAGCAGGTTCCAATTTTTTTAGTTTATTATAAAAAAAAGTACCACTGGATTTTTCTTTTTTTGCTCCACCCGTAAATAAATCTATACTTTCGTTATCATCCTCATCCTCATCCTCATCTTCCGCTTCATCCTTAGCATCAGCTTCATCCTCATCTTCATCCTGAGCCTCATCCTCACCCTCATCCTCACCCTCATCCTCAAACTCATCCTCATCCTCATCAAAAAATATACCGTCTTCTTCGTCAGCATCCTCTCTTAATTCTTGTATAATGCCAGTAACGTTTGGTCTATATGATTTAGTTTCATCGGTTTCTACTGCAACAACATTTTCAGTTTCAATGTCCTGTTTATTTTTTGAAACGGATTTCTTTAGTATCTCAAGCAGATGGTTATTAATATTCAAACGCTCACTAAAAATAGTAGATTTGACTAATGCATCTATATAAATATTCAAAATAGGAATATAATGGATAGAATCAACATCATTTACGCTAATAGACAATTTATTTTGAATGTCATCATAATGAACTAATGTTGGAAATCCCGGATTATCTGCAACATCTATATTTTTATTCACATAATTGCCGTTTAATAAGGTATATTCATTTAGATAATTTGTAATATGCATCCTCGCGTCTTCCTCTGAAAGGGAAAAATTAACAGAAATTAAATTAACAATGGAGTTGATATTTGTATTTTGCTTGTACATTTTATTTATCATTGAATTTATCTCATTCATCTCTTTATAATTTTCAACACGCTTGTATCTTAAAGATGCATCATTGTTCTTCATTTCTATAATATTAAATGCACTGGTGAACATAGTAAAATCTCGCGTCTTTATGTTTTCAGAAACCTGTATAGATGTTATATAATCTATTTTATTAAACTCTATAAACTGGTTATTGAAACTCAACACTTCATTAAACCGTTTATTCAAAGTCAAAAAAGGATTTATTTTTGCAATTAAAGAATTTAATGTTTCAATAGACATTTTTTCAATAGACTGAATAGTAACCGGAACCGACAAAGAAATATCTATAGTTATATCACCATTATTATTGATGCTACAAAAAATAAATATGTCTTCATCCATGAATTCTTTTACTATACAAAATGAAATATGTTTATGTGCCCCGGGAATTTTCTTAGAGAACATATTAATTTGACTTTTTGATAAATATGGTATTTTTTTACCATTGTTTGACACACCAACTGAGTACAGTCTATATAATTCTTCTTTTTTGAAACCCGGTTTGAATTTCATGAAAGGAAGTGTTTCGTCTGTGTGAATTTGTTTAAAAATATTTTCCAACGGAATTAGTGTTTTAGATTTTGGGTGAAGTATCAATGAAAACGTTTTAATGCCTTTTTCTACGTACGGTATTCGCATATTATCATTGTCAATAGTATGAATCTCATAAAGTGCGTCAATTCTGTCATCTGATATTTTTTCAAACATTTTTTTGGTTTCAGTTAAAAGCGTTATTTTGCTTTCCTGTAATTCATTCAAAGAGTGTATGTCTTTTTTACTTAATAATGGAAAATAGATCTGAATCATTCTTTTATTGTCAATATTTTTTGAATTGAAATGGGTCAACACGTTTGTTGCCGAGCACATGTACAAAGTATTATCCTCTATTTCACCATAACTTAATAATAGATGGTTTTCAAATGTAAATAACATATTTTCAATATCCATTTTAAATATAGGTTCAGTCGTAGGTAAGTTATTATAGGGATTGCCCGAAAATAAATAATCGTTATAAGCTGCGAATTTATGTCCGACGGATATATTGCAATCAACTGTGCGTTGATCTAATTTTAATTCATTTTCTATATCTTTATATGAATATAGATCTTTGTTCATGTTATGTAAGTTCTTGATTCCATCCTCATCAGTTATTTGTAGATTCATTATTAATTGTCCCAATGCGATCTTTGTAACACCCGATTTTGACGCTTGTAAATGTTCAAATTCCACTGGGAATTGAAATTTCATTTTTTTTTTGCCAAAAATATACAATTCTTCGTATGAAATATTGTTATATCCAACCTCTTTAATGAATTTCCGTTTGATTGTACGAATACTGTCGTCTTTATGTATATGTTGTGATGTATTCACAATATCCGGTTTATATTTATCTAAATACAGTTTCTCACTATCACTAAATACAGATGAACTTATGTCAATGTTCTTATCAATAGAGTTAAAAATGAAAACTTTTTCAGGTTTCCCATCTTTATCCAATGAAATAATTTTTTGAATGTCTTCCATAAAATAATATTATTACTTATACTATATGTAAGTATTTTGTATTTGATATAATATTTGATATTAATAAAAATTGATTCCTTACTTATTGCTTTGTTTATATTAAATAACGACATAATATAAGCAACATGTGGCCATATTCAACCAGCATTGAAGTTGAAAGAGATTTATCATGTGTTAATAAGCCATTATATATCGGTCCATGGGCACATATAGAACCTGCAACAAACAACAGTCTTTCTAATGTAAAAGAATTTATATTTGTTGATACACAACCCAGGAGTGAAAATGACAATAACCCTTTTACTGAGGCATCGTACAAACATGATTTTATAGATGAGTTATTACAAAAATGTGAAAGTCTAGGATTTATACTAAAAAAAAAAACTATAATAGATAAAAATTACCATAAGAGAATCCTACCCGAGAATGAGCAAAAAGACTGCTTAAGTAAATATCCAGACATAAATCCGTGTCTTTATTATTTTAAACATAAACATACCAAACAAAAGTTGAAATATTATGTATCAACCAATGTAGAAAAGAATATGCATTTAGAATTGCAAAACCATATGTTAGAAAGTGACGCACTCATAGTGAGCGGATATTTCCCAGACACGAATTTATTTAATTATTTCCCAAAATCAAAAATGTTTATTGGCTATACCGATACAGTTTATCCAGATGGCTCTTACTTAGATACATATTTTGTAGAAAGTGATAATATAATATCTTACATTGTGAATACAGATGAAGAACAAGAAAAAAGATATTTTAACTCGTACTACCTGTGTTCTATTTTTACAAATCATATCCTGAAATGTGATAATATAATACAATTGGGTAAATATAACACAATAGAATCAAATATTAATCTGTGTGACACTTAAGATATATGAGTTACATGTGTCATAAATAATGATTGAACAGATAAAAAATATCTTTAGAATATATAGTAATGGTTGGCTCTAAAAAAACTAGACGTTCCCTCAAGAAAGGCGGCACACATTCACAAAAAGTGACCACACTCAGTGCCGAGTTCATGAGAAAACTTAGAGACACCAAGAAAGGTGATACATTCTTTCATAACGACATACAATATGAAGTAACGTCTGAAAATCATCATTACAGGCAATTGGGTGGCAAGAAGACTCGTAGAAAGAAATCTACCCGTCGTACAAGGAGAAAAACTTCCAAAAAATAATATTATAATATTTTTTTCAGCAATCTGAAAATAAGAAGGCTATAAAAATTGAAATAATAGATTTTGCATACATGCAGAATAATAATCATACACAATGGCTGATATTATCGCGGGCGGGATATTTTTCATGTTTATTGCAATAATTGTACTTTGCAAAGCAAGCTCTGGCGGTTCAAGTGTAGCACCTTATCCTAAATAATAAGGTGCTAATATAATATTGTCTTCAATCTCTTTGTTAAAAAATAATTTACTTTCTACTGGCATTGTACTAATTATTCCTTGTACCATTTGACAATATCGATGATATTTTGATCCAAAAATGGATATATTAATCTATAAAAACTTTTAATATATATGGTTGGTTTTACAATGCGTATTTCAAGTAAATATTTCCCATATTTTTCTTTAAGTAATTTAAGTATGCCGAGTGCGGTAGCAATCTGCATAGAATGATTTAGTCCAAATCCTTCTCCGTCAAATAACCATATCCAAGGATGGTCGCCATTGCTTTTCAATATTTCATCATAATGATTTAAAATACCTTCTGTGTCCCAATATTTCGTTGCCTTTGCTGGACAAGTATAAAACACTTTTTTGTCTTCAACTAATCCAATGTACTCAAATGAATGGCTGCCTGGTTCATTTATGCAAATCTGGCACATTTCATATATAAGTTTATGTGTATATTTTATAGTACTCATAAACGTATTTTATCTACGTGCATATGCATAATTTTTTTCGAACCACTCCACCGTTTCTTTCAAACCATCGGTCAAAGATGTAAATTGAACGTTAGTAAAATAATTCATTAATTTGGAATTGTCGGCGGTCTTTTTATATTGTCCATCTGCATAAGAGTCATCAAATACTATATTATTATGATCAAATATATTTGCGATTAATAATGCTACTTCTTTTATAGATACTTCATCGTTAGGGGACACCGATAATATAATAGGATCTGTGTCATTGTATTCAACTAAACATCTGATAATTAGTTTTGCAAGATCAAGCGAATAAATAAATTGACGCATTGGTTTGCCAGTACCTAAGATTGTGAATGGTTCGCCCGATTGTTTTGCAAGGTAACATTTATGTATCAGTCCAGGAATAACATGTGAATCTTGTAAATGGAAATTATCATGCGGTCCGTAAATATTCGTAGGAATGATACATAAATAATTTCTATTGTATTGTTCATTATATGCACGACACAAAACTTCTAACATTCGTTTAGAATAAGCGTATGTATAATTGGACGGATGAGGTTCTCCCGAATGAAGCATATGTTCGGATATAGGATATTGTGTATTATCTGGAAAAATGCAAGTACTTAGACAGCAAATCACTTTTTGTACATTGTTTTGATGACAGGACTTGAGAACATTATTATTTATTGCAATATTATCCTCAAACATTTGTACTTTTTGAACCAAATTTTTATATAATCCACCTACATTGGCAGCCAAATGAATAACATAATCTGGTTTGATGCTGTTGATATATTTATATGTTTTATCATAGTTTTTTAGGTCACATTCTTTACTAGACGAAAATATAAAACGATATGCTGGATACAACCCGGAAATTTCTCTAATTGCATTGCCGATAAGTCCTGAACCTCCAGTAACTAACACAGTATTCATATGTATATACAAATTATATATATGAATTATAAATCATAAACGTGATTAAGCGTCATAATAAGGATTGTCGTGTATTTTCATTCCACAATACTCACGAGGCTCTTTTTTATAATCTACTGGATTATGGATGCCAGCTTCTTTTGCATTTTCCAACAAGAATTTGAAATTTTGCCAAAACTCACTCTTATGTCCGATTGATTTGGTCATTACATGCGATAATTCATGAATCGCAACAAATGTAAGAGTACTTTCGTCAATCAAGTTATCGTTTTCTCCTTTTTTGCGATTCAAACAAAATGCTATTTTTTCCCCCTTGTTCTCGCTATAGGCTGTAAATTGGCTGGTTGGTAAAGTTTCCATTATTTTTTTAGGATTAAACCCTTCAACCAATCGTTTAACATTATCCATGGAAGAATGTTTCTCACCTACATAATCTACCAGATCTTTGCATTTATTTGTAACTTTCGCTAATAAATCAGCTGCTTCTTGAATGCGGGATCTCTCTCTTACACAATATTTATTGCCGTCTTCATTTGATACAATGCATTTCAGTTGAAACTCGCCCCATTTTTCAAAATATACATACCCACATATTCCTAAAATAACGATCAAAAGAATGTAGCCTAAAATATCTATATTTTTCATTTTTACTATATATAATACTCAGTTTTTATCATTCAAAAACTAAATAACACTGTTTATAATGAACCTATGCTCATTATAAATCTATTCATTTTAATTAATGACCGAGCTCAAGGGGGACGCGTCCATAATCGCCCTCAATGGTACTCTGGTTCCAAGGACCAATGTCAGACTTAGCAATGACCGGGTCAGAACGAAGCTGTAAGTTTGCGTTGCGTAAGGATTGTCCAACTGTATCTACACCAACGTGTTGTCCAGCTTTAAGAAGATCCGGCATTACCATATCGCCCTTATTGGCGGTATTGGGATTGAGAGCAGACCATTGACTATTCTCATCGTTAGGTAAAAGATCCTTGGGGTTAGCTACTTCCTTTACGGAGTATCCAGCATTGGCAGTAGGCTGGCTTGCCTCAGGTTCGGTAACTTTTTTCTCTTCTACCTTTTCGCCATTTTCATCAACACCTCCCTCCATCTTATCAACGACAAGAGTTTTATTATTGGCATACATTACAAGTGCCCACATTAGGATTAAAAAAACAATAAGAACGACGAGACGCTCCATTGTTAAAAACTTTTTCATTCCGCTAAAAATACCACGAGTTAATTTTGCAAACATTTCGTTTATATACTAACGGTTGATAAATTTATTTATGATAATTGATTATTTTGCTAAAATATACAACCTTCTTTCAAATAAAAACTATCTAAATATATTGTTTTGGCATTATCTTTATTCATCAGAACTATCTATATTTTCATAATCACTATCTTCGCTATCGGAAGAATCTTGCAACATATACACGTTCTTGATTCGTTTTGCTTCTAAATAAGATGAAAGGGACATATCTCTAGCTACTTTAGCTTTTCTTTTCGCCTCCTTGTACATTTCATAATAAACATTGTTTTTGTTTTTAATGGAAAATGATTCATTTTCTGGTATTTCATCTAAAGTTAGGTCTACTTCTTGCATATCAGTATTCTCTAAAGTATTTTTTTCTTGAGATCGTTCATTGTCATATTTGTCTTCCTCATTTGAAACAATATTTTCAGCCGGAACAGCATTGTCTTCACTTAGCACTAGATTGTCTTCAACGCTATTAGAAGTATCTATTGTCATTTTTTCAGATACATCATTGGAATGCTCATTGTCCATGTCATTATCAACCTTATTTTGTTCTAAAGTTCCTGCGGTTATCAATAATGGTTCTTCGTCACCAGAAGGTTCAACTGTATTCACGGTAAGGACTAAATTATTATCAAGTATTTCAGTCTTACTTTCACTTTCACTTTCACTATTATCATCTACATCATCAATTGTAACATCATGCTGCATTTCATTACTAGCATTGTCAATCACATTATGAGGTAGCGATATTTTTTCTATATCGCTACTATGACTGGCATTAGATGATTTAAATACACATCTATCAAAAATATTATTCGGTTTTAATGTCATCATTTGTTTGATATCCATTTCAAGTTGAAAGCATGTGGATGAACATTTAATGCCCTTAATTTCTAAGACAGACATAATATTCATTTTATCATTTACATCCTCAATTGATATTTGCTGTTCTTCTTCGTTATATATTTTTAATGTTGGATTGCCTAAATTGGTTGTAATATTCACTCGTGCAAGATAATACTTTCCCGATTTGTAGATTTTCAAAGGGCTGGTAAAATAGTTTTCAATATCGTGCATTTCCATATCTCCTTCAAACCAGTCATTCCTATTTTCAAATAACATGGCTTGGCAATAGTTTTCTAAATGTTCCATCCATTCAATAAAATTTGAATTCTCATTAGTGAACATGAAATCCGAATAATATTTTTTCCCAGCCTTCAATATACCTTGTTTCAATTTACAAACTGGAGGTTGAATATACAACGGGTTATTGTCAATGGACAATCGTATAAAAAAGCTTCCACCAGGTATTTGATGTGGTTTCGCTAAATTTAATTTATCAAAAGCAAAGCTACTGTCTGTATTATAGATTCCGTTCATTACAAAAACAATATAAAAGAATAAAACCTAAAGAACGCAAGATAAATGATATCGTTCAATAACCATATAAATTATATGAAATAGTAATAATAGTAATAGTACGACTTATATGAAAAATATTAAAGAATCCTGCATTGAATTTTTGAAAAATGCAAATACAAGGAAAGAATTGGGTGATATCCTCAAACCGATTACCGATTCTATTTATAACGAATTGTACATTTATATATGGGTAATTTGTTTTTATAGCATAATATTGTTTTTATTAATTTTAGCAAATTTGTTTTTGTTGATGAATATATTGAATAAAACAAGAGTAGTTCATATGCAGTATGTAAATTAAAATCTAGATGTAATGTATAATGCCTGTTAAAAAAAGAGGAAGTCAGACGCGTAGAAAATGTATGAAGGGAGGTACAACTACATCCGAACATGGTATTGCTGTTTATGGAGGTCCTGGACAGCAAACTACTGAACCTGGTAGCAATGTTATCCATCAGAACACACCTGTCGTCGCTAGCTCAAATCAATCTGGTGGTAAAAAACACAAGAAAAGAACAATGAAAAAGAGAAAGACCATGAAAAAGAACGAGGGATACTGCTTGAAATGTAAAAAATATAGAATGATGAAAGACCCCAAAGAAGCTACTATTAAAAATGGGAGGTCTGTTCTTAAAGGTGAATGTATGGTATGTTCCACTAATATGATGAAGTTTATTTAAAACTTTCAGTATATCTGCCAAAGATTGGTCTTCCGTCGTAATATAACACTTTAATCTGTTTTCGCCTCCATTTCTCTTGTTTTTGCATTGCCTCTGCAATTGTGCGTCGGTGATATGTATCAGTTAGATGTGATCGCACCAGTGTAGTAAGACATAGGTTATTGTTATACATAGTAATCAATTGTGATATAAGTAATAATATGTTTATTTTGTTCTATAATAAATATATTATACCCAATGACAACTATAACCACAAAGAAAGAGTTAATTGATGACATTAAACAATGGGTGACTATAGATAGCCAACTCAAAATTGTGAATGAAAAAACAAAAAAAATGAGAGAGATGAAATCAGATCTTACGAAAAACATATGTGATTACGCCTGGAACAATAATCTGAAAAATAATAAGGTTGATATTAGCGATGGAGCATTAACGTTTTATGAAAAAAAGGAGTATTCACCTTTAACATATACATATGTTGAAAAGTGTTTAGGAGAATTAATTAACGATAAGAAGCAAGTTGAGTATATTATTCAATATATAAAAAATAACCGTGAGATTACAAATACATATGACATACGAAGAAATTATGACAAAAAAAAACAAATTGAGAATTAATGTAATAATATGAAAGGAAAAATAGTATGATTATATAATATAATGTTTTTTGAACCATCTCCTATAAATCAAACTGTATTCAACACAACCGATAATTGCAGAATCGCAGGAACATCATTAAACGATATTGTATATAATCAAAATAAACAAGTATCAAATGATAACTTAGAAATTGCTACAACCCATGAACGATTTCAGGATTTATTTGTACCTACCGGACTAATAATGGAAAATTGTGGTCTGGAACAAGAACAATCTGGTGGATGCTCAAGTAGATTTATTAAATCAACTGACGTGAATAGTATAAATTCTGATATATTTGACAAATTATTAAGTAAAGTTATTATTAAGAAAGAATCACATAATAATACAAAAAGAAATACTCATACTTCTAAAAAAACTAAAACTAAAACCAGAAAGTCGTGGTTTGTATAAATAATATGTTCTAATATATTATTTATCTGGTACGGTTCTTACGTTGTTTGCGTTGTTTTTTCGTAAATTTACGTTTCCCCTTCTTTTTACCTCCAGTAAGCAAAATGCTACTAATTATCCCCCAATCTCCACCTGACACTGATGCGCCGCTTCCACTTTTTTTACTTGTACCTTCAGAAGTTTTACTTGTACCTTCCATGTCTAATATATTTATAAAGTCGGCGTATTTTTTGATATCTAATCCAGTGATAATTTTTTTCAATAATTCTTTATCTTTTACCTTTTCAATATAGTCTTTTTTAACTATTTCAACAGCATTCTCTCCATTTTCGTATTTTTCCTCGTTTAATAAATAAGGATACATGTCACCGACTGCGGTAACATAATCTTTGATGGAACCTTCTCTGAGTTTATCATCTTCCAACTCTAAAAAACGTTCTAATACATTTGCACAAGATTTCTTCGCAAGAATACGTTCCTTATTTATTTTGCTACAAATTTGTTTTCTAGGTACATCAAATATTTTTTTAATCATCTCTATGCCATCATCATTCAACTCTTTTAATGTATTTGAAAATATAGTTTTGATTACTTTATGAATACGGTCATGTACATACTTGCTGCAGGAAATTTGTTTTCCTACTTTAGTTAGCCATACCTTCATTATTTCATCAGATTCTGTACTTTTTATACCATCCTTGGGTGGCAATATGGAAGTGATCCCCGTACCAGCTGCCAATTTAGACGGGTCTAAATTGCTACTCCCCAGTCCAGCTGCCAATTTAGACGGGTCTAACTCGCTACTCCCTGGTCCAGTCGCTAATTTAGACGGGTCAAAATCACTAACTCCAGCACCAGCTGCTAATTTAGATGGGTCTAATCCGCTACTTCCCGCACCAGCAGCAAGCTTGGATAAGTCTGCCAACCCTCCTCCTTTTTTTAGGTTAGTTTCTATCTCTTCTTTTTCATATTCCAAAAATAATTTCATAATAGTAGAGCTGTCCATGTTACTTTCATAGAATTCTTTCATAAGTTTAGTACCCTCTTCTTTCAACATTTCATTTGGATGATTAGGTGGTTTATCGTAACCGGTATTTATACCATCGCAATCATCACTTGCCCCATTATTTATATAACTACACATTTTATCAATAACATCATTTGCAGCACCCGCCCATTCACTATCATCAGCTTGTTTTAATTTTTCATTGACACCTAATATTGTTTGTCCATCCATAGCAGTTGCAGCGATCCCAGCTACACTTGATTTAAGTAAGTTTTCCATACTATTCGTTTGATATATAAACATAAAAAAATTGATAATAATATACCTTTTTTACAATTTCAAAAACAATGGTCAATACAGGTATAATATACAGAATTAATATACCAGAGAAGTATCATCAAGATATAGAAAAAATCAAGACAGCCCCAGTGGAAAAATGCCAAAGAACACATACAATCGTTGAAAAGGATGTAAATAAAAAAACAAAGAAAAAACGTCCCGATGATAAAACCATAAGCAAAAAAACATTATGGAATATTTTTGAACAGGACAAAAATAGTTTAGATGGTATTGAAGAAAAAACAAATATAGAATGTGTTTATTCTACGCCTAAAGATGATAACTTATGTCATGCATGTAATTCATATTTGATGATCATGGAAGATGGTTTTCCTACTTGCACAAACACGAATTGCGGGATCATATACAAAGATATATTAGATTATTCTCCAGAATGGAGATATTATGGTGCAGACGATAAAAATGCGAATGATCCTACTCGTTGCGGGAACCCAATAAATCCTTTGTTAATGCAATCATCATTCGGTTGCAAAGTATTGTGTAGCAATAAATCTTCATATGAAATGAAAAAGATACGTAAATGGTTAGAATGGCAATCCATGCCTCATAAAGAAAAATCATTATACGACGAGTTCCAGTTCATTACAACAATGGCACAAAACTCTGGAATACCAAAAATTTTCATAGATGAGGCAATGGTTATTCATAAAGACATATCTGAACAAAAGATGTTTAGAGGGTTGAATAGAGATGGCATCAAAGCAGCGTCTATCTATATTTCTTGTCGTATAAATGGCTGTCCCAGAACTGCACATGAAATAGCTGAAATATTTCATTTAGATAAAGCGAGTGCAACAAATGGTTGCACAATGGCAGTAAATATAGTTCATAATATGGAAAGAAGTTCCAATACAGAAGATAAAATAGATTTAGCTATTACATTACCAAGCTCGTTTATTGAACGCTATTGTAGTAGATTGAACATAAACAATGAACTGACTGTTTTATCTAATTTTATTGCCAAGAAAGTAGAAGACAAGAATTTGATTACTGATAATATTCCACATGCTATTGCGGCAGGCATTGTGTATTTTGTATCACATAATTGTCATCTGGATGTTTCAAAAAGTGACATCAAAACAATATGTGGTGTGAGTGAAGTAACCATTAACAAATGTTTCAAAAAACTGGAAACTATGAAACAACAACTTATCCCGAAAATTATTATTTCAAAGTACAACTGTAAAATGGAATAAACGGTTTGTAGTTTTTATATTTTGAATTTAGGAAATATATAGTATATTATTTTATATATACAGCACATGGAGAAAGAAAATATAAATATGACTATTACTGAAAAAAATAATATCATTCCCAAAATTATATTTGTAATTCCATATAGGGATAGAGAACAACAATATAATTTTTTTATGCACCATATGCAAAATGTTATGAGTGATTATAGTGATAACGAATATAAATTTATTTTTATCCATCAATGCGATAAAAGAGACTTCAATAGAGGAGCCATGAAAAATATTGGGTTTTTATTCGTCAAAAATGAATACCCGGATAATTATAAAGATATCACGCTTGTATTCAACGACATTGATAGTATGCCATACGTTAAAAATTTCCTGAACTATGAAACAGAATTTGGCAATGTCAAACATTTTTACGGATTTAATTTTACATTGGGAGGTATAGTATCTATTAAAGCCGGTGATTTTGAAAAAACAAACGGATTTTTAAACTTATGGGCATGGGGGTACGAAGACAATGCATTTCAGAACAAAGTGAAAAGTAACAATCTTAATATTGACAGAAGTGTTTTTTATCCCATATACGACAAAAATATATTAAATATCAGCGATAAACCGACCCGAACAGTAAATGAAATTGAATATAAAAAATATAATCAAAATATAAACGATGGATTTGACAAACTTAAGAATATAAAATATGATTTTGATAGAGAAACTCATTTTGTTAATGTAACTGCATTTGACACGTTTCACTCATATAACGATAAATATAACAAAGAACACAACTTTGCAAAAAATGGAAATATCCCATTTAAATCAAGTAGAAATAAATCTACCATGCGAATGATAATGTAATTCGTCATTATATTTGAATGGATTATTATAAAAATTGATGAAAATTGATAATAAATAAATCTATTATCAATTCTATAAAACAAAATAACAATGAAACTTACCTTTGAAATTCATACTACATCAAGCCGACCGATCTATCTTTCTATTGATCATGATATTACATTAAAACAATTCTATGACGAATTGACGATGGACATAGATCACTATACTATGTTGTCCAAGGGTGATATACTGGATGTGTTTGCAACAAAACCCGCTTCTTCCCAAGTATTGTCTATTCCGATTCGTTCTGCTGATAAGATACAAGAATTTATTGAACTCAATAGAGAATATTTTCCGGAGTCTTCACTTAACCCAAATTTTTATAAAGTGTATATAATAGACAATGTATATAGAAATAGAACCAAGAACGGGTTGCCTACACCAGTATATACGGGTGTAAAAAATGAAATACAACCAAATCACTGGAATGATTTGCTTCAAATCACAAAAAAAATAATCTTTCTATAATGCNATCAACCCTGCCTCAAATATTTTATATGTTATTCCTATCTCACTTGCAGTTTCCCATATTCCCGATATCTTGACTACTAACTGTTTTTTGCTGGAAATTTTGTCTCTATTATCTGCGGTTGTCACCTTTAAATAACCAGTATATAACTGTTTAGAAAATAAGTTGTTTTTTTTACTTTTCTTCTGTTTATTGGTCAAATAAAAATCTAACAATAAGTTTTCTAGATTGGATAGAAACTGAATTGTTGGTAAATTATGAACAGTATATGGGTCATACTGAATATTTTGTTTTTCGCTATTACAGTTGCTTTTTAAATCTATATCCATATAAAAAAATAACCCGTTCATAGTAAGCCACTCCGACAAATAATTCATTTTTGTAAATGCACCGTCCATGATAATATTTTTTTTTGAATCCATTAATAGTACATTATCAACAGTGAAAATATTTTTATCAATTGTGAAATTCATATTATTAAACATACATATTATATTTTTATTAGGTTTCACTATATAATAATTGTATATGTATATACTATAGGTTTATAATGGCGGCTATTGTACAGATGAATAAAGTTCCAATGATTCACTGGAAGGGGCAAACGTTTGAACAGATCCAATCTATTATACGTAAAAATGATCCGTCCGGAGAAAATGCAAATATAAAATTCAGAGCAAATCCTTTAAAAATTTATCGTAGAGAAATTGCATCTAACGAGTCATCCAATTGCAATGTTAGAACATCTACAAAAATAGATATTTTCAATCAGCCCAATGGAACTATAATTAATAGTTCTGCTACAAATAAAAATGGTTTAGTAAATACTATTGATAATAATATTCCAAATAATACATGTGAGACCAATGAAAACTGTAGTGTTATATTATCACCTGAAGAAAATGCCAGAAAAAGAGTAAGAAGCAGTGGTATGATTAGAAAAAAATATGATGCATCCCGAGATACCAGCAGTTATTATACCTCATCCAAACAATATTTAGCTAGTCGCAATTTAACATTCCAACAGAATCAATATAATTATATCAGAATGGGAGATGCCAGTGCAAAACCAGGAAGCAATCTGGCTTCCAATAATTTGTATTCACCTAATGGTTTAAATCATTGCAAAAAATATTTTGTAGGTGAAGGTGTATCTTTTGGATATAAGTGGATAGATGGAAATGATTTTACCGTAGAAATCACATCAGGATATTATTACGTAAATGAAATAAATGATTTATTTAAGAAAGTGATGATAGAAAATAACCATTATTATACAAAAAATCAGGTTGGATTGAATGCTGATCCATATCATGATGTTTTGACATTTTTATTAAATATTTCATACGATAATACTAACAATGTTCTGCAGTTACAAAGTTTCCGTACTGATAATGCAATCCATCCTGATGAAAGTTATACTATTCCAAGTGATGCTACATGGACAAAGCCAGATAGTTCTGCCCCCCAATTTCCTCAATTTGTTATACCCGCGAATATTTTACAAAATGCATTTGGAATAACAAGTGCCAGTTATCCGAGTGATCAAACATCTAATGCCACCGAAAAATTTCAAATATTTTCTTCAACTGTTACACCCGATTTACAACCTAATTATAAACCTTTGCATTACAAACCGAATAATCCTCAATTTGGACAGCAAGGTGCAGTATCATCAGGTGACTTAATAACAAGAAGACGTTATAATTCTATTACGAATTCAGCAGCTAGTTATCGCAATACATTGGGACAATCTGTAGCAAACGCACTTGCATACGGGGTTCCGGCAAACGGTTATACAATCAAGGATAAAATCGGTTATCCCTTGAAACAAACACCTACTTTCAGCAAATATAGCGATGAAATGAAAAAATGTTCTGTGACTACTTTTGTAAATAAAATATAAATGGTGTATTATTCAAAAATAAATGCTACCATACATAAAAATATTTTGTAATGATATTTTATATTACAAAATATGAATAGTCTTGAACATAAGAAAAATGGAGGTGAGGTTGGGAATAAAAAGTTTGATATGTATTTTCATACTACTCTACGCAATATTGGATTATATACATCATTATCATTTGGTTCTCTTGCGTATTCCAGATTTCATAGAGGAAAGAGTACAATATACGACAGTCTTCTTATTCTAATCAGTTTAGTATTCTTATTCTTATCTTTTGTATTGAACTATAAGTTGAACGGGGATGTCCAAAAATATTTAGAACAAAGTAAAGAAAATGAAAATAAATATCTCATGATTTCATATATTATATTCGGCATCCATATATTGTTATTTTCTTTGGGTGCGGGCACGTTTGTAAGTTCGTTGCTATATTAGAAACGCATTATAAATAGTAAAAATATATAAAGATATTTTTACTATGTAGAATATTATTATGGAGAACAAAGAACCTAAATTATGTAAGAATATGGATTGTGAAAGATATCCCCCTGACTGGGATTTTGAAGAAGATACTGAAGAAAATTATGAATCTGGGCAACAGTGGGTAAAGTGCGGTCTATGTGATGGATATTTTAACGATGATGGAGCAGGAGACATTTTATTTATAGAAGAAGAACCGAATAATAAAACTGCACAATGTGACCTATGCGGAAAGGATACTGACATCGTTCAAATGAAAGGGACCGGACAATTTCTTTGCGGAAATGCTTGCGACGAAGAAGATTAGTTTTTGAGCGAACGCAAATGACCACTACATAATACCTCTAGATGATATGCACTAACAACGTCGGTACATATCATCGTTTGTGCGAATGTTTGCCACTGAGTTCGTTCCATACCATTTCTTCTATTTCCATGAAGTTCTTGTGTTCTCTGGATAGATTATGTTCTTCCTGCTGTTCGTCAGTTTTAAACTCTTTATTGCAAATTTTACATTCTCTTTTTTTATATTTTGGCTTTTGTTTACTTTTTTTGCAACACGCTGTCATTATCGCTGAAAACATAACGACCCACACTATATAGATAAACCACATAATCTTTATGTTTTTATGAGTAAAACATCAAAATACTTAAAATTCACAAATATATCTATGCACCTCAATTGGCAATTTAAGTTCAGAATTCTTAAATGCATGTTTGCCTGCGTGGTAGGGGATAGATTCTATCATTTTTTCTACAAGTTTTGTTTTTTCGTGTCTTTGTACGGCTTCTTCTACTATCATTTTTGCAATGATAAAATTTCGGTTGCATGTGGCACATTGAGTGGTGGTGCGACCATCATTTGCCTTTATATTTTCAATATCTGCACCATGTTTCAATAATTCTTTTGCGATTTCTGTATGGTTATAGCAAGCACACCTCATAAGTGGTGTCAGTCCGCTGAAATCCCGAAAAGCACGTTAGAATACCACTATGAGCAAGAGTATATTATTCAATTGAATAACATCGCAATTAATGATTTGGTGGCTTCATTAATGAAAAGGCGATTTAAAGACGAAGATATGTCTATAGAAATAACAGATTAATAAAACAATTAGACCTATTTTAATTGTTTTACAAATATTTTCAAAAGAACAATTCGCATTATAAAACTGCAAGAGTGTGAAAAAGGTGTAATAATCACGTATTATGTACTTATTCACACTTATCCGTCTTTTTATTTTTTCGTGTACCATTTGGACATCTAGGTCGCTTGACTCCTGATTTAGTTTTCTTAACTGATATAGATGATGTTTGTGTTTTGAGTGTAGGTACGATGGTATTAGTTGGTTCTATCTTTTCACATTCACCCGTTTTTTTATTTCTTCGCGTTCCGTTCAAACATCTTTTTAGTTTATGTATTTGAGAAGGTAATTCTGGACCTATTGGTCGTTTTACAGTATTGTTAGTATCAAGTGGTACATCTATCAGTATTTCTTTACTATCCTTTCTACTATTTTCTACTTTAACAGTTTTATTTTTTTTCTCTTTTGTTTTGATTGTAGTAGTTTTAACACGACTCATTTGTTTATTTTTACTTGGTTTTACAATATTTATTTTTAGAGGTGTTATTTTAACCTCTTTGAACCTCATACATCCAGTAGATATTTTAAATTGTTCATCATTAATGAAAGATGCCTTTATAACAAATTCTTGTCTTTTTTTACCGACAAGAATTTTATCTACCAATGTAAATTTTATATTTCTAGGTAATAATATTTCTTCTTCTTTTACGAACTTTGTAGTACCTTTCATATCTATATAAGGCATTCCTTCATCTAATATAATCTTGTATATACAACAATTTGGTCCCATGAAACTCTCAGCTATCCGTCTGTTTTTACTTACAGATGTATAATTTTTTGCGATGGCGGTGTCTCCAATTTCATTCATATATTCAGGTTTAACAAAAGCTTTTCTTTCATTTGTTCTAAATTTGTTTTTCATTCCACGCCATAAAACGACTTGCTTATTTACACGAGGCGCTGTTTCCAAAAACGCCGTATCTATATAACTAATTTTATCCTTTACATTTTGTATAGCACTCTCTTTGGTATCACCATAACGTTCGTAATGTTTACTAAAATCGGTATGTTTAAAATATGTATTGCCTTGTATTAAATATTGATTTATTGCTTGGTCCCATTGATAACTATAATTTGTTAGTGCCTTGTTTGTTGAATCATCAAAGTAAATATCGATACTATGTGGTAAATTATAGTATTCGTTAGGATTTTTTTTATATAGTTGTAAATGTGCCATTTTCATTTCTTTTAAATTGATAAACGAATCTGTAATATCATTTTTTTCTAATTTATATATGCGGGACTTTGACGTATTAAGTGTTTTGACAAAATTACTATAATTTATCACGAATGATTTATTCATAAAAAACCCGATATTGATGTAGGTTGGTTTTAATTTATTTGTAGAATCTACATTTAATTGATTATTATTTAAAACGCATTTTTTGAATACAATGTTCTCTGTTGGAGATATGAAATAACTTTTTTTTAATAAAAATATATTTGATTCATCTTTCATATTTTCATCTACTAGACAAAATACAATATTGTCATTATCTTTATCTAACCATTCTTGAATATTAAATTCGTCCAATGTTATAGGGTCGATTCCCTTTTTACTAAATAAATCCATATATATATATATTACACAGAAAGAGTTTTTTATCATAGTTTTATGGATACATTTTCATGAATACATTATCTGTATGTGAATCTATCATTATATTATAAGGCACATTGTGTTTTGAACACCATTGAACCGCTTTTTGGATATTTGTTTTAATCAGACTATCTACTTTTTCTTGATTGTTTTTGCTATCTATTAAACTTATAGTATAATGAATATTTTCTATTTGCTGTTGTCCGAATATCGCGTTATATTCTTCTAATTTTGTAATGAAATAACTGGAAACTGGTATGCTTAAAAAACGTTGTATATTTACTTTTTCATTTAGATTTACCATAGTTTTAAATGCATTATAGAAGTATGGATAATACTGGTCATTAGTAGAATGTAAAAAACCCTTACATACAACATACTTTTCCGAATTAGCATACCGACTTGTATTTGGTTTTATCAAATATACTTTTTCATAAAAAGATGACAATATAGATAAAATATCTATAGATTGATGCATAAAACAATCAAATAATTTTAAAATAAATGTTCCGCCCTTTTTCTGAAGAACGATTGCATAACTCATTTGTGCAAAAAGGAGTTTTGATATATTAATTTCTTGTTTATTAAAATCAATAGAAAAATCAAACCCACCATCCGCTGTTATTACTTGCATAGAATTAGCATATTTATTTTTACAATATACGAAGTTTTCTAGAGATAATATATTACCGGTTTTATCCTTCCCGTATTCAATGCGTACGTTTTTATTATTTTTCAAAAAACTGTCTGTCTTTTTCCATGCAGGAATATTGGGATCATTCTCGTCATCTAATAAAGAAATTCCAATGTATTGATCAGATTTGTTGTTTCTAGTATTTGCCATTGCTTCTATAAAGCCACCAGGTCCTTCCGCAAGATGAAATGTTTTTATGGGAGAATTATCAAAACGTATATTAAATGTGTGCAACATTTCTATCATTTTGAAATAAGACCTGGATAATGGCTTATATTTAGATACGCTTTTCTTTTTACCAGGCACCAAACCATGTACAAATTCGTAAGGATTCGTATATTTTTTATAAGTATCCCAGTCTTTTTCACGTTCTTCCAGTTTTTTCTTTATTTCATATAAATAATGTGACAGCGAAAAAGAAATCACTGGTTCCGGATGGGTTGGGCTACTTATGCATTCTAGTTTATTGAATATATTGCTGTTCGTTTTGGGTAATAAATAATATGTCATTAAAAAATTATAAAAATATTATATCGTTAATTTTTTTATAAAAATGTGTTTATATCATTTCAAGGTAGTTGATTACTATCATCACCATCGGGTGTCTTAAATTGTTTTAATGTTATTTTTTTTGAAGTTTTTTTCGCTTTGATCTTCTTGGGAATTTTTTCCATTTCTTCTGTAATTTTTTCCATTTCTTCTTCCATCACATCTTCTTCTATCACCTTTTGTTTTCGTATGACATCACTCATTTTCTGTACATCTACATTTCGTACTTTTTTGAATACAAAATATCTATTCATAAATGATATGCGTTTTTCTTCAGGTGTCATATAAGACGCCTTCTTGTAATCTGCACTTTTACGAGGATTCATTTTTAATTCGGTTTCCATAGAAGTAAATAGTTCGGAAAACAATCCACTTCCTCCAGGCAAATTCATTTGTTTTGCTTCTTCGTCGGTGATTAATACAAAACCATAATCTTCCATTAGACGGATTAAATAATTGAAATTAACGAGGTATTCGCGAAATACTTTATTAATGGTTTCTTGATATACATTGATAGCATATCCCAAGCTTAACTCATCATCCGGAAATCCGGTTTGGTCATACATTTTGGTTAATTCAAACATCTTATGTTCGTTTTTGAAAATACTGATACTCTCTTCTTTCTTTTTATTTTTCAAAAGATTGAATACAGTTTTTCCATCATAACATGTTCCAATAAAACGACCATTTACTTTTGTGCATTCTGCTATATTTCTCAGAAATTGATGAATGCTAGATTCATTCTCAAAGAAATAGTGTAAGGCAAATTGGCAAGAACTAATTTGAAAACCACCTTCTCCCATACCATAATTTTTATACACACCTTTACCAAGAATAGAGGAATCTTTTGGACCACTTCCAAAAATCGCCTTTGATATTTGTTTATCTTTTTCTGTATAGTATGCATCGCCATTACGAATATTTTTTCCACTATCGCCATGTACAAATAAGGCGGATGGCATTCTCTCATACTTTTTACTAGCTTTTAAATATCTAGCACATGCACCGTCTAATTGATTCATAATATTATCTTTTGAAATATCAATCCCATAAACAAATTTCAACTTTGAAAAACGCCATTTAGACAAATCTCCCGCTTTCCCTACTGCATAATCAATCAAAGTATCACCGCGGTTTGATACACTTGTTATTAATTTGGATTTTACAAATACATTATGAAAATCACGTAAGCCCTGTGTAGAAGTTTCCATGTCTGAACGGTTATAATATACATCTTCATTTGATACTGTTTCCGGGATATTTTTGCCAGTAGCAATCATGTCTTCTGTAATTGGGTTATGTATAGAATGCCAGTTACTATTTGCAACATGGTATGCATTTCCATAATTTTTCTTGCCATTCAATAACTCAGTTGTTTTATCATATCTTACTCGCAATGGTATCCAACGCCAACCAACTTCATTTGAAAGGACATATTTAAATTCAACTATTGTATCTTCATCAAAATATTCCCCCTCTTCAGTCATCATATACCGTTTAGAGCCATCTTCTTTTAATTGAATATTGCACAATGATGCATTTTTATCAAAAGGGTTAGTGGGTTGAAATGGCACTGGTTTATATGTTTCTTCATTGTCCAAGTCTTTAACACTGGGTATATTATCCTGAATCAGATCATTAAAAGGATTCAAAAATCCATGTTTCTTTTCATCAAATCCACAACGCAGAATCAATGTTTTATATTGAATCACATTCTGAGCTCCCTGCAAATTTTTTCCTTCTTGGAATATACTATGTATTTCATCTTTTCCAGTATTATCCTTTTTTACTGAAACTAAAAAGTCAATCGTATTGTATTCAGCAGGTTTCCATTTAAACGAATGTTCCCACGTTGATTTATACAATGGTCCTGCACCAGTTTCAATGTCATTTCCTCCCACGGGAAGTCTCGCTGGTGTAAAGATGAGTCCATCTGTATTGTATTCATACAACCCATCTCTTATATTTGATAATATTTTCAAACATCCGTCAAATATACTATTGTTTCCAGTATCACTGTAAAACTCTTTGCATTTAATATGTATCGGCAATGACTTTTCATTCATTCCTTTGGATACTTCGCCCTTGTTTGCTTTTTCTAAAACGGAATACGGTTTCAAAACACGAATGAATTCATACAATATATTCAAACGATATTTCTTTTCATCTGCCTCGTCTTCGTTAGTTTCTACTGTTTTTGTGAATTCATATTCGCGCATGGACTTGCCATGCACAAAATATACGTCAAATGCAGCATACATGTTCAAATATTTGTTGTTTTTATCATATTTTATTTGTTCCCCGTCTAATATACTATTTGTTACAGTTTTCTCATTGGTTTTTACACCAGTAAATGTGATATTCATGTTTGTATCGATTAAATATACGTTTCCTTCTTCTGAAATATACAATAATTTTCTGTCGCCATCCGCCTTGTCTGTTACAGTATATCCATTTCTAATATTCGCAACTTTACTGTCTTCTGTATTTTCTAATATATTTTCCATTTGCAAAGTATAGGATCCAGGACCAATGAAGTTTTTAGGTTGCACCCAACGCGGCGTTTCGTAGTTTGCACCATGAACTAATTTCATGTATTTCTGTAATAATTCATTCTTTTCTTTATAGGAGATGGGATACTGTGTTCCTTGTAATCCACATAACACAATGCGAATACATTTACGCAATGCATTTGCTAATCGCAACGCAGTATTATATTCAGTCGCAGTCCCGACTTTGGTACTATCAACTTCTATTTCTATTTCATAATTTTCTACATTGGTAAATACTTCGGCTTCTTGAATGGTATATTTTTGAATAGGCACTTTGTCCATTTTTTTTGAGCTGCGTACAATACTCAAATCTAACACTACCGGGTATTCATCATGATAGAATTGTACTCTGTTCATTACACGAAAGTATTTTTTACTATCATCCCATGTAGATAATATATTTCTTGCAACATCTGTATGACTGTGGTAATCCTGCTCAGTCTGAAATGACACGCGGAAATTAAAATCTTCCATGTCTAATTTATTGATCTTTTCGCCTGTTTTGGAAAAAGCCAACATTTTTTTTGTGAATTTTACTTTATTAAATGTGGTAGATGGCATATCTATAATTTTTTGTAAATTATTTGTTCTACAATATTCTTGTATCAAATCTACACCCACGATTTCTGCACGAACATTTGACGGTTTTGTTCTTCCTGTCATTTTATCAGTAAATTCATTTTGAATGCGCAACATTTGTACTCCATTGACATTCTTGGTTTTGAAACCGTTAGACATCAATTGTTGAACCACATTATCATAATCTATTTTACTAATTGGACGGGCTACTCTTGGATTTGTACCGAAACGTATTTCTAACTCATTTGTTTTGTTGCCCGCCTTTATCAATGGATTACTTTCTAAATACTGCTGAACTACCTTTTCAAATTCAGCCTTTTTCTGCACAGCAGTTTTTTCAGTAGGTGATATGGAAGGAGTTTTGGGTTCATATTGGGGAGATTTCGTTTCATCTGGCTTTGTTTCCATAATATATTATCCGTATATACTTAGTTAATATATTATTTCTATTTCATTTGCAATCAATTTTTAATGCCATTAATACCATTTTAATTTTTCTGTAACTGCATGATATAATTCCGGTTTTGTGCGTTTTATTGTCATATCTAATTCTATCTTTTCTGCAATGTCGCGTAATTCATCTGCTTTATAATTACCTATCGCTTTCAATGGACGAATATAGCTATCCAATTTGAACTTGTTTGTACATATTTGCACATATTCTTCTTCTGTGATGGGTGTTTCATTAATAGAGTATTGTTCATACTCGCCTTTTTGCAATACATACATGGGAACATCTTCCAAGATACTATCTGATAATATTTCTATATAATATTTTCTAGATGGATGCATCAATATTAAATTCATATTGTAATAGATAGCGTATGCATACAATACTGGAAAACTTGTCTTTTTTGAGTCTGTCAATAATTCGGATAGAATCTCTTGTGCCACCGCCTTGGTAATCCGAGTGTTCACATTTTTCAACAACACCATATTTTTTCGGATATGTTGTCCAATTTTTTCTTGAATCTCTATCTGTTTCATACCATAATTATTACGAAGTTCTACATATTCATTGTAACCGTGATGTGCAATATACAGACACCAAAATAATGTATCTTTCTGTTTGGGTTTAATAAAGTCTTTGTTTGGATTTATTTGAGTATTTTCCACAATTGAATTCTGACGAATGACATCAGTTTGAATTGGGACAGTTGTCACCTCAAATGCATTGTCAGTTATTCTCTTTTTGTATTTTTTTTTTAGTTCGGAAGACAACATAAATTCGCGCACATTGTCTATTACCATTGAATCTGTAAATATATGCGGCTGAAATAGTTTAGACTGGATGAAAGCTGTCATTTTAATTTACTATGCTATATGATACAGCAGCATTGTCTTTATCTTCTTTTTCTATAAAGTATGACTCCATAAACTCTTTCTTTTGGTATTCTGTTGTGATTAAATTGTCTTCCTGTTCCTTCATGTATTGAAGGTATTCCTCTATTTCTTTGATAATCGCATTGTCCAAGAACGTCATATTTATATACACACCGCTCTTATTTTCGTTGATTTTACATAGATTTTTTGACAAAACCTTCAAGATCTCTACTTGATGGTGTTTATCCAGCGACTCTATCTGATTTTTTAGAGCATTTAGTTTTTCAATCTTTTCCATGTCTTTTACTTGTAAAAGTATATAATATTTATATTGTTTTGTAATTACTAAATCGTAGTAGATATTTTAGTCACTATAATTTGACAAAATCAAAATTATATTTTATAGTTATAAATTATAAATGACGACATATACATCTACTAATAGTTTGTTTCAATATACGATTACTAATGATACTAGTTATGTCATGGACGATAGTGATTATTCAATTATAGCAGAGGCATTTAATCTATGGGATAGCATTGTCACTCCAGACAGTCGTTTTACTGAATCTTATACTATAGATGTTAGTTTTTATATTAATACATTGGATGTAGGTGTTTTAGGAGGGGCATCTGTTACTACTGCAACTTATTTTACTACATATTCTTTCGGGAATGCATTCCCATCCAGTGGCAACATTACTATGAATGAAATATACATTGACGATATGAAAAACGATCTTAGAACAAGTGGAAAAAGCAAATATTATTATGTTTTACTTCACGAAATTGGACACATATTGGGAATTGGCACATTTTGGGGAATTGACGGGTCTCCACTAACGTCTTACGTTGAAGATGAACAAACTAAATATTATTATACTGGAGAAAATGCGGTTCGTGAATACAAATCTTATTTGCCTGCCATTGCTGACCAACTTGTAGGGATCCCGGTAGAGGATGATGGTGGTACTGGAACTATCAATGTGCATCCCGAAGAAGGTGCAGAAGGTATAACATCATCTAATAGCCGTTATATTAACGGGGTATTCCATCCTGGATTAGATACAGAATTGATGACTGGTTGGTTAGACAGTACTCCGGAAACAACTCCTTTGAGTCGCATTTCACTAGGTTTTTTAGCAGATATGGGTTTTATAGTTGATTATGATTTAGCAGAGTCGTATGCATTAGCGGATGGTACCTGGTTAGATTTAGCTGCCAACGCACATTGCTTAAAATCTACATATATAGATGGTACACTAGACCTAAGTGGAGGTGACATTCAATTACGTGGCGTGAATGATAGTTTGATTGTAGAAGGAGATGTCACCCTCAATGGATCGGTTAGATTGGGCAACAAAGTTGGTTTCGGTGTAGAAACACCTCTATACGAAATGGATGTAAGTGGTAATGTATATGTAAGTGAAAGCGTGACAAGTAACGGTGATGCAAGTTTGAATAAATTAACTGTTACTGGCAATTATACTGCTGAAAATGGTATAACTTATTCAGGCGGTAGCTTATCTGGTAATGCACTTTATACCGATACTTCGTTGGACAAACGATTGTTCGTTCGTTCAGAGGATGTTAGTTATAATGCAACTATTAACCAAAATATAGCCTCTGATTTAGATAATGCAGGTAATTTTTCTGCCGATATAAATTTGAATGATGCTGGTACCAGCATGACATTATCAAATAACATTACCATTGTAGATACATCTAATAATAACTATGGAGCATATACTACTTATACAAATGCAGACGGTTCTACCTATTTCAATGTAGGAAAAAGTGCGTCTAACATATTCAATATAGTAGATAATAATAATACGGGTGTGTATATGGCTTCTGATGGAAATAGTTTTACTTCTACGTCCGACGCAAGGCTCAAAAAAGACATAGTCCCTTTGCAAAATCCGACAGAGACACTTTTGAAACTACAACCTTGTACATACAAATGGAAAACGCAAACAGACGATGACAACAAAAAACATGTAGGGTTTATTGCACAAGAAGTTGAAGAAGTTCTTCCTAATTTGGTGAATGAAAATACATATCCCGATGGTTCTACTTACAAAGGCGTTGCTGCGACAGATTTAGTGCCTTATTTAGTTTCCATGAATAACTCTTTAGACCAACGCATTCAGGAATTAAAGCACAAAATTAATGCACTGAAATCGGGATAAAAAATTCTTCTAGTTATATAAGATGGATATATCACAGAACGAAATAGTTGAACCTACCCTACAATCACCTTCCAATGAAATAGATCAACTAACCATGTCACTTCTAATGAACAAACAAACTTACAACAAATACATTGCCAAACAAGATCCCGAAAAAGCTAGATTGATCCAAAATCACAATGAGGAAATTCAAAAATACAAAACAAAAATACTCTCATTAACACAACACAAACTAGACGATCCGAATATGCAGGTCACAAATGATATTGACGATGTATTTGATGCTTATGTCAAAACACTGATCCGTCATTTTCAACAAAAAGAAATAGAGAACACAAGCCAATATTCAGAACACCGTGAAGAAGAAACAAACATGATGTTTGAAAAAATAGATCCTACCGAAGTACATACGACCCCAAAAACGCCGTCATCTTCTTACTGGGGGAAACAACAAGTCCTGAAACAAAATTACCTATCAACCGACTTCTTTTCCAAAAATAAGTATAAATAGAGAACCGACTTGATACAAACAATATTTAGGTGGATATATAATCATAATGTAATATATACAAACAATATTACATTATATGAGCCAAACAGATTATGCAAAAATCATATTGGGCGGAAAACAACGACGCACTAAAAAAATCCGAAGAATGAAAAAAATGAATTGCCATCCAATAGTCAAAGGAAAAACAGTGAAGGCAACCAGCTGTATGACCCCAAAAGTCTTAAAACAATTGCGCAGTTCCTATAACGAGCATCACCCTGAAGAAGTAATAGAGGAGACGCAGCCAAATAAGATATGGAAAGAGTTAAAAAACCGTATGAGCCAGTGTTCAAAAGAAGATTGTTGGTTGGATACAATTAAGAATACTCGGGTGAAAACAAAATTATATAATTATACATTTGCACCCAAGCAGCCGTTTGAATGGAAGACCAATCCGTCATCTTGGTTGTCTAATATAGATATTTTAGATGTTCTCAAACAATACGAAGAAGCGTATCCCAATTTTAGGTTTATAGGTCCTACACCAATTGATTTTGATAGCCGGCCTCATTTATTTAATGACCAGTGTGTATGGAAAGATTTATGTACGTTCGGGTTGAAACATTATGTAGATAAAAAGATAGATAAGATCGGAGTCATATTCAATTTAGATAAACACAATGAATCTGGTTCTCATTGGACATCCCTATTTATAGATTTAGAAGAAAAGGTGATATTTTATTTAGATAGTGCCGGTGCAAGTATTCCAGATGAAATAGATGCACTGGTGACAAGAATAATAGACCAAGGGAAAAATTTACCAGAACCATTGGAATTTTCGTATCACGAGAATCATCCATTTGAACACCAAATGGGAAACAACGAGTGCGGGATGTACTCTCTCTATTTTATCATTACTATGCTAACAAATAAATCTGGACGTCGCACATTTAAATCCTTAAAAAACAAGTTGCATTATTTCAAAAAAGAACGCATACCTGATAAATATGTATTTAAGCATCGTAAAAAATATTTCAATAGTTAAAAATATATCTGGATACTATAACCACATTATAATATCCATGAAAAATAGTAACCAAGGTATAATCCATCGCTTGAACGGTGGCAAATACGACACCAACAATCAAGTAGAAGAATCTGTGAAGGAAAAACTTGAATCATTAAATCAATGTTCTCAGCCAGATATTAAAGACTATACTGATACCTTCAACAATTGGTTAGTGCGCACATTCCGTCCTGATAAAAAAAACAACGACATCAATACACATATTACTTATTATACGACAAAAAAACCGAATAACAGGGGAACATATATTTCTGATTTTGATGTGGTTGTAGAAAATAAAAAGGCACCCTTTTCTGGGCTAGACACTGTAAATTATTTTTTGTCTAATTATATAGGCATGATTGAGAATGAACAATTACCAGACGGGGATCCTAACAAAAAAGACAAGAGTATATATTTCAATAAGATTAAAAAGACAATACCTCATTATCCTGCCAAAATAGAAAATAAGTCACACGTCATTAGTGGTGGCAAAAAGAATGGCAAATCTTTGCGTGGAAATAAGAAAAACAGAAATAAAACACAACGTCGTAAAAGTGAAAAAAACAAAAAGTAAAATATACATATAAATAAAAGATATGTTATATGTATATTTAGACGATAATGGCATTATATGTAGTTAAAGAAAATCAAGAACTGCTTTGGAATGTAATTAATAATAACCCGTTTGTAAAACAGTACTTCGCAAAAGTAGGACCAGAGAAAACCCCTGGTTGGTTCAGAGGAATTGTTGAAAAGTTTTATGAACAGAATAAGCAAAAAGACATAACCGTTGCAGAACTGCATAATATAAATAGGAGTACCATCGCATATATGATTGAAAATATCCGTTTTCAAGAAAGTCAAATTGTACAACAATCCAACGAACCAAATAATTTGCATCTTCTGTCCAATGGAATTTATACACCACCAGTTGTTCCTGATAATAGACAACAGCAATATATATCTCAGTTTGATCAGAGACAAAAAGAATATCAACAAATGACTGAAATAAAACCTCCAGCTGAAATAGATTTTCGTGAAAAAGTAGAAACGGATACCGCATCCACGAATATGGATCAATTAATAAAACAGCATATTCAAGAAAGAGAGCGTGAATTGCAGATATATAATCCACCTTCATCGGTCATAAAAATAGATAATTCAGCAAACATCAATCTAGAAGTTGAGGAAATTAATAATACTACACCAGATGACGAAAAGAAAACAATAGAAAGAAAAAATGTAACTTGGGCAGCTGAACCTGAAAACATTAGTGAGATTGACTATAAAACCAAATACATAGAGTTAGAAGATAAATACAACATAATGATGGAAAATTTTAAAACTCTTACTAATTATCAAAGTGAAATGAGTGAAAAATACACGTCTCTACAAAATGCTATTGGTATTCAGGAAAATACATATGTGAGCAAAGACAAATACACTGAATTGTCGGACAAGATAGAGAATATAGAAAAAAAAA